ATATTGGAGAAAGTCATAACATTTATATACGCCTGTTTAGAGAAAACCTTGAAGAAGGTATGAAAGGTATACAACATATACCTGAAGAATTACGTGGTCCTATATTCAAAGCTAACAAAGCATATATGGCAATAGCAGAGAATTATGAGCACTAAACCAACATATTACAAAGTATTGTGGCATAACTGCAATAGGTGTAAAGCTCACTATACTAGTGAACACCCTCACCTTAAAGCATATCTTTGTGATAATTGTTGGAAAACTATACCACATTTTGTGGTTCAAACTAAAAAGGAAAAAGAAATGAAACCAATCAACTGGACAGCATGGATAACTTTATATACTAGTATGGTATTGGCTGTTATAGCAATAATAGGATATCAATTATGGTTAAAGTGAAAGGATACAGGGTAAATGAGCCAAGAAAACCCGCAGAAATACGGATATGCAACTGTGAATGGGGTCATATGAATTGCACATGTGATGGAGGTAAAAGTATGGAATATAGAAAGTGTAGCAAATGTAAACAACATAATGATAATGTGGTGGATGACATATGCTTCGAATGTAGAGAATTTGAATATCAATTAAATTTAGGAGAATAAATGGAAATAGAAGAATTAGAAAAGAAACAAAGTAAGTGTAAACATGAGGATGTAGTTTTTAGAGAATCTGAGATTCTACCTTCGGGTTACTATGAATGCTTAACGTGTAACAAAATGAGCACTGTAAAGGAATACTTTGAATGAAGGTGCCCCTAATAGGAGTATGCTCGCCGTATACTCGTAATCTTGAAACTGGCGACCTGCAAACTATTATCTGGCGTGACGGGAAAAAAGAAGTCCAAGTGGCTCCATATGAGCCCTATGTCTACGTTCCAGATAGCGAAACAGGGGAACAGTATAGATTAACAGGGCAAGAAGGCTCCATTTTGCTGCGTAAGGAGCCCTATAGAGCCGGTGAGGAGCTTCCGTCGAGCCTAATACTCGATGGTGGCCGAGAAAATATAATGGATAGACTCGTTATTGAGCATCCAGATTATTTTTACAAATTTCCAAATGAGCAACCACTCAAATCACTTTGTTTTGACATAGAGACTCATTCACCTGACGGTAGTTTTCCTTTCGGGGAAAAGTACCCGGTCGTGGCGATTGGTATCGTCACGTCAACAGGTGAAAGAGAAGTCTTTCTGTGGGATGGAGAAGATGATAAAAAGGTTCTTGTTGACTTTGCCAAATATATAAAATGGTATGACCCAGATGTAATCTATGGATACAATCTTGTAGGATATGATGTCCCACAAATATTATTCAGAGCAAAATATCATGGTATGACCAATTATAAAAAATTGCTGAATCGTGACGGTTCAGATTATGGTTGGCAACCTTCTAAGGATAGTGATGACCTTAGGATGAAAGCAGGAGGGAGAGTTATAGTCGATGTTTTACGACATACACGACTTGACTACGCACTATCAGGACTACCACGTGGACTTAAGCCTGTTAGTAGACACTTTGGTCTGGAACCCATTGAATTGGATTTCACTGAAAAGGATTTACTAGATTACAGCTTATCTGAAATACACGATTATGTTCTGTCTGATGTAGACTGTACGAAGTTTCTCTTCGATAACTATTTCCCAAGGATAGAATTCACTGCGGAATTTGTAGGAGTGCCACTAGAAACATATGTCAACGCTCCTTCAAGTTATATCACAAAAGTGCTACAGGGTAGGTCTCTATACGAACAGAAGATTGTAACTAGAGAAATTAATAGAGATAGACACCCTGACATATATAAATCTGATAAGGGTAATTATCAAGCAGCTTATATAGATTTGTTTGAACCCGGATATCACAAAAAGAATGTTTGTGTAGACTTTGCTAGTTATTATCCTTCGATAGCTATGGCCTTGAATTTAGGTCCAGATACTACTAGAATCGTTGGATATGATGAATATTCGACGAAATTAGAGACTATTGAGGGAAAACTTTATATACCAGACTCGAAGATTAATAAAAGGGTCATAGTAGAAATTGATAATGACAGGAAAAGTTGCTTATACGATATGTGTAAAGATTTTACTGAAATGCGTAAACCCTTTAAAGAAATGGGAACAAGGGAAGGCGACAGTAAAAGTAATGCTTTAAAAATCATGGTGAATACGTTTTATGGTGCTAACACTAATCCTTACATTAATTATGGCGATATGGCGACGGGTCTGGTCATTACCGGAGTGGCTCGATACATATTGGAACATGCAATTGGACTCCTCAGAAAGAAATATGGTGAGAAGAGTGTTATATACTCTCATACGGATTCTGTGTATACTAATTGCAATGTTGACGTTGATTGGCTTACAAAAAGGCTACGTCTCATTTTAGAGGCTACTATACCTAATGTAGAGTCGGAGTGGATACGTCTAGATGAAGACGTATACAAAGAAGGTATATGGATACAGATAGGTAATTACGCATTACGTAATACTGATGGTAGTTTAACTAAACACGGTTCTACATTTAAAGCACGTACTCGAAGTGTATTCTACAAACAGGTTCTTGATAAATTAATAGACGCACGTATAGATAATACCGTAAATAAAGAATTTATAGATGATTTATATGACTTTGACAGTTTACCTATGGAAACCTTCCTTCAAAGGAGAACTCTAAATAGAAAAATAGAGAATTATAAAAGCACTACTGATATGCTTCTAACATTAGCAGAACAGGGTAAAGGAGTAGGTATACAACCTGAGATAAGAACTACATATGATTATTATAAGACTAAAGATGGATATAGAATTAAAGAAATAGTAGAATCTAAATCAGAATTAGACGTAAGATACTATTGGGATATAGTTAGTAAACTACTGGATAAATTCAGTTTAGGTAGTTATATAAAGAAAAATCCACCTTTAACTTTAATAGATAAGAAACAACAGTCAATAATGGAGTGGATATGATGGAAATAAAATCTACTATGCATAAAAGAGGTGGTGTTTCGAAAAACCTTATCAATTTGGATAGAAATGTTAGACCTGATAAAGATATGAGAACGTCTGACGTATTAAATACGTCTGTAGAAAATGACCATAGTCTGTATGGGGCAGGACCGAAAAGAGACCCTAAAACAGGTCGTATGTTACCAAGATATGGTGATAAAAATATAAGAGATAATAGTATAGAATATGACAGAGCTAGATATAAAAACAACATGATGCGTAATCTTTATACTACTGCTAGAAATTTGTTTGGAAGGTGCGTTCTCAAAGGTATACCTATCGATGAAAAGTTTTACGAAATGGAACACGTAGCAGAAAGGAAAATGGCAAAGAAACCCGGAGTTATGAAAGGAGATACATTTAAAGATGTAATTTGGGGTTTACGAGCGTACCTTGTAGAATTATGGACAGAGTGTTTAGAAAAAGACGGAGGTAAATGCCCTTGTTGTCCTGAAAAAATGATAATAAACTCTGGAGGGGGTAAGAAAGATAAACATAGTAGAACTATTGATAGGCGTAACCCTAAAGAAGGGTACATGATAGGTAATATGAGGTTTGTATGTGACCATTGTAATAGGATAATGTCTTCAGGAACAGTTGAAGATGTTATTAATGTTTTGATATATATGTTAGAAAATGATGCTGATATGATAAAGGATTTTGAACCTTTAGAAAGATTAAAAAACACCTTAGTTAAATTTAATGACTAGGGAAAGCTTTAAATACTAGCTTGGGTTACTATATAATAGGACGGCTCGGTGCCGCTCCTCTTATGAGGATAAATATGGAAGAAAATGATATGAAGCAGCTCTCAACGTTTTTAAAAGACGCTGAGGTAAAAGTAGTATGGAGAGAAGAAGAAAGGACAAAAGTAGGGCGTGGAAAAATATCACATGATGATGATAACTTTGTTTATTTAACTGGTGAAAAGGGAACAGTTATAGTTAATAAGAAGGATATTATAGCGATAAAACAATGAAACTTGTTTTTAATCTTGATGGAGTAATATGTACACCACCGAAAGGTATGGAATTTGGTTTGGCAGACTATATAGACGGTTGCCTACCAATTGAAGATACTAATGAATTTATGCAATGGTGTAAGAAAGGTGGACATCATATAACTATATGGTGTGAAAGACCTAATGACCTAGCAGTAAAAGTAGCTACAGAAACTTGGTTAGAAATAAATCAAGTTCCTTATGACAGACTTTTATTCGATAGGCCACGAGATTTTATAAATGTAGATGAAGCTCCTTCACATACAAAGTTTTATAAACACCTAGGTGATATGAGTATTGTCGCCGAAATGTACGAGGAATGGAAAAATGATAGACAACAGGAACAGAGAACAAGAGACACTAGGTAGTGTCGGACCTTTTGTAAAGGTCACTTGGAATGATGCAGCAAGCACTTTCAAGGAATACAGAATAAACGCAGAAAACCCTTCTGAACATCTCACTTTATGCGAAACAGTGGGAGAATTGGTTGCACAAGATAAAAAGGCTTTAGTATTAATTATGCATGGGTCACAAAGTGACGGATGTGATATAATGGCTATACCAACAGATTGGGCACAAAAAATAGAAATTTTAGAGCCCGCAGGCACAGCATTAGAGAATTGGAAAGAATTAAAAGAAGAAATATGTATTTTAGAGAATTTGGAACACCAGCAAGAATTGGAAGATGCACCAGCAAAGAAGACATCGAAAAAGAAGTAAGTAAATATAATGGTAAGCGTAACTGTTACGCAAGCGTATACGTTTTTGACAATCTTAAAGATATAGAAGGTAAAACAGATTACGACTCAGCTATTATAGATACTATTTGGTTTGATTTCGACCATAACAAGGACATTAAGAAATGTCTAATGGATGTGAGGAAGTTTATAAGAAAGTATTGTAAACCTAGAAATATAATACCTAGAATATATCTTACTGGTGGTAAAGGATTCCAGATGAATATAGACTTTCATTCTCCTATAGACTTCCCAGATAACATAAAAAGAAGAGTGTTAAGAGAATATCTAATGTATCTTAAGAAAGAATATAAACTAAAGACATTAGATGAAAGATGTATAAATAACAGTGTATCATGTCTTAGGCGTATACCTAATACAGCTTATATCTCTAAGATAACACAAGAACCTACTGGTGTTAACTGTGTGGGGTTAACGGTTGATGAAGTTATGAAACTATCAATCGAAGAAATATATGGACTTGCTATGGAACCTAGAGAGGTTCCGGTAAGACAGAAAAGTAAAAGAGCATTACGTGATATGGTAGATTATGCCTGTGATATATTTGAGGTAGAACATACTGTAAGCAACAGTGTTGCATATCTTTATGATAAACTTAAAGAAGCTTCCTCCTATAGCTCTATAGGCTCTACAGAGGAAAGATATATTAAAGCTCCTAGAAAGTGTATATTAGAGCTAATAGAGACTAATATAGCTACTAGTAGTAGTAATCATGACGAAAACAACGTAATTGCATTAGAGTTATTGGATGCTGGTAAAACTGATACAGAGATATCCTTTGTATTCGCTAGTATCTATGACGAGCCTGCTGGAGATTATGGTTGGTACAACGATGACCCGACTATACCCGGCAAGCAAATTGTTAATATGCGAGCTAAAGGTCTCCATAGATATAACAAGAGAAGACTACGAGATATGGGTATTTGCCCCCAAGAAGGGTGTCCGTGTGAGCGTAGTTAACCGAAACCTTTAAATAGTGACAGGAGTTAGAAGAATATGGCAAATAACGAAAGATTGACCAAAAGGGTCAAAAAGATAGAACAGTGGATGGCCGAAAACGAAGAAATGGGTGGACCGAGAGGTTACCTAGATACAATGGTAGCATTGTATAATGATGCAGCAGGAAGTCAACAACAATTGAGAGCATTAAATGCTAATTTTGAAAGACTAAGAGCTTATTCATTTGAATTTATCGGCGAACATGAACTCGGCGAAGAATGGAATGAATTTCTAGAGGAGAAAGACAATGCCGTTCAAAAGCAACAAACAGAGGAAGTATCTGTACAAGAAGAAGCCGAAAGTAGCAAAGAAGTTAGCGTCGAAGAAAAAGACGACAAAAAGTAGGAGAAAAAAATAATGGCACGTAAAAAGTTTAAAGACACAAGTGCCAATAGGAAAAAGAGATGGAATAAAAAATCCCCTATGGCCCGTAATGGTAAACAGAATGGTTCATGGAAGGGAGGTAAATCCGCTCATTACTACAGACGGAAAGCTAACGCTGGTAAGAATGAAGTAGTACATCATAAAAGTGGTGGTAAAGGGGGTAAGGGTAAACCCGGCGTCCATACTGCTAAGACTGCCAAGCGCAGTAACCTTAAGAAAGTAACAGCTGCACAGCATAATAAATTACATCCTGAAAAAGGGCGTAAGGCTGCAGCAGCTAGAAAGCGTAATAACAAACGTAAAGCACCAGCTAAACGTAAAACTACACGTAAAAAAACAACTAGGAGAAAAAAATAATATGGTAAAATTAAGAGATTTAATAGTGAATGCAATGACTGATGAAGAAAAGGCTAATGTTAAACCTAGAACAGCAGAAGCAATGACTGATGAAGAAGTAGCAGCATTGCCAGATAAATTAAATTGGCTGAAAAACGCTAAAAAGGGAGGAGACTAAATATGTGCTGTTGTGAAGACTGTAAATGTAATTGTAACTGTGAGTAATCATGGTATTAACGACCCGTAGTAGAAAGAAAGGGAAACGTATTTTAGTAGATTATAAATGAAAACGTCAAATATAGATTGGAAAAAACTTAGAATAGCTAAAACTATGAACGAAGCTGCTCTAGGTGACTTCCAAGCTAAAGAAGAAATGAATGTTCCTCAACTCAAAGAGGAATGTAAAAGAAGAGGTCTTAAAACTTCAGGTAGTAAAAAAGATTTACAAGCCAGATTAAATGATTATGATAAACGTATGGCAGTTCTAGCTGAAGAACAACAACTTAATACTCTTGAAAATATGAGAATTCGTATGGAGATGCAGAAAGACTATGTTGAAGCTGCAATAAAAGAGTATGATGATATGAGACCTACATGGAATGATATAGTGATAAGGAGAGATACAACGATAGAAGAACTTGAACAAGTCACTATAGCTTATGAGAAATTTAAAGAAAACCTTGAGATTCAAGGTATAGATACAACCGATTTCTAAATTTGAGAAAAAGCCTTATATAGGGGGTTAATCCTATAGTAATGAACCAGTAATGGAAGTGGTAGATTGTTTAAAAACGAAGTAGCAGAATTTATATATAAGAGAACATACTCTAGATGGTTAGAAGAAGAGGGCAGACGTGAAGACTGGCCGGAAACAATAGAAAGATTTTTAGGTTTTATAATTTCAGAAAGACCTGATATACCTGAAAAAACACAAGACAAAATAAGAAAGTATATGACAGAATTTGCTGTTATGCCTTCTATGCGTTTCTTGTGGGCATCTGGTCCTGCTGCTAAGGCTGACAATACAACTATATATAACTGTTCCTTTGCTAAGATAAATACAGTAGATGCATTTGCAGAATGTCTCTATATCCTTATGTGTGGCACTGGTTTCGGATTCTCTGTTGAAGAAGAAGAAATAAAAAAACTTCCAGTAATACCAGAGATTAAATCAGGGCAAGCCCTTAAAAAGATTGTTATAGAAGATTCTAAAAAAGGCTGGGCTGACTCAGTGAAAACATTAATGGGTAGCTTATATGAAGGCCAAAATATTTATTTCGATTACTCAGAGATTCGACCTGAAGGTGCTAGACTCAAAACTATGGGCGGCAGAGCTTCTGGTCCTCAACCTCTAGTAAAGCTGCATGATTTCATTCGTGAAACTATGCATAATTCTCAGGGACGTCAACTTACAACTCTCGAATGTCATGATATTTGTAATCAGATAGCTGAAATTGTAGTTGTTGGCGGAGTCCGTCGTAGCTCACAAATTTCCCTGTCGGACCTCCAAGATAAAGATATGCGACACGCTAAGGAGTGGCCATATCCCATCAAACGCGCTATGGCTAATAATAGTGCTATTTATAGGGATAAGCCCTCCGCTGCAGACTTCTTAAAAGAATGGGGCTCTTTAGCTCTATCAGGCACTGGTGAAAGAGGTATATTTAACCTAGAAGCTGCACAAAGCAAGGCTCCACCAAGAAGATATGCTCCATTAATACAAGGAACTAATCCTTGTGGAGAGATAATGCTAAGAGATATGCAGTTCTGTAATCTTAGTGAAGTTGTCGTAAGGGAAGATGATGATTTAGACACTTTATTAGACAAAGTAGAATGCGCTACATGGCTTGGAGTCATACAGAGCTCGTTTACTAACTTCCCATACCTTAGAAAAGAGTGGAAAAAGAACTGTGATGTAGAAGCGCTTCTAGGAGTTAGTTTGACAGGTCAGATGGATAACCCTTCTATATTGAGCTCGGAGGCTTTAAGTGCCCTTAAAAGCCGTGTTTTACGCATATCTCGTAAGGCATCAGGTATACTAGGGACTAAAATGCCAGCAGCTACCACATGTGTTAAGCCTAGTGGCACTGTTTCACAACTTGTGGATTCAGCATCTGGAGTACACCCACGATACTCACAATACTACATAAGAAGGTATAGAATATCAGCTAATGACCCACTCTTCGTAATGATGAAAGATATGGGTATACCAGCCCATCCTGAAAATGGACAGACTAAAGAAACTGCTAACACATGGGTTTTAGAATTTCCAGTAAAATCACCTGAGGGTTGTATAACACGTAAAGATGTAACTGCCTTAGACCAGTTAAAACATTATAAGAATTTACAACATAATTGGTGTGAACATAATGCTAGTATGACTGTATATGTTAGAGATGATGAATGGTTTGAAGTAGGTAATTGGGTATATCAAAATTGGGATATTATAAATGGGGTATCTTTCTTGCCATATGACGGTGGACACTATAAATTAGCTCCATATGAGGAAATTGACGTCCATACCTACGAAAGGCTTATAAAGACCCTCCCCCTAATAGATTATAACAAGTTAACAAAATATGAACTTGAGGACAATACTCAAGGTAAACAAGAGTTGGCCTGTTCTGGAGATAGTTGTGACATCTGAAAAAGATTTAATTACAGGAACAAAAAAATTAGGCATGACCGCTAATGTAGATTCAGAAGGTAGATTAGCTACAGGTATTCACTCTGTTAGAGGGCAAGAATATCCTGAAGGTAGTATAACAGTTAGAACAAAAGCTGATGACCCTGACCCTTCACCTACCAAACATAGTGGTAGTGGAACAGCAGTATCAAGAAGTAAATATTACGGCAATAAATAATCTGATAAATTAATGGGTACTTTATTTAATGATAAAGAACATGACAATGTCCCATTTTTATTATAAGTAATCGCTTTAGAAGTAACTCTATATGAACCTTCAACTACATCAGGGACATCCAATCTTACTACATTACCTATAGATAAATAATGACCTTTACTAGTGTTAATATTTATATCAATTTCACTATCTTGTTTAGATAACACATAAGGAATTAAAGCTTCTTTAGCTTCCCCTCGGCTATTATAATTACGACCTTCGAGTCTGACACCTGTTTTTCCTTCTGGGGAATTACCATAGTCAAACCTCACTTGTTCTCCTGAAGTAGTCTGGCATATACCAAAACTAGGAGCAGGTCTTTTTTTATAGGTCAAACTTTTTAATCCATCAAAATAACTAAAATTCATATCGATTTGTTCACTTACATCTACAGTTTTTCTAAAAACTACACTACTACTTGTTTCCCCATGTAACACATCTAAGAAATAAGATTGTGTATTGAGAATGTCATCTTCATCAAGTTGAGCTTCTACAACTTTTCTTACTATATCATAAACGGGGTCTTTACCTCTATAACCAGTCATATACATAGGTTTATCCATATCGTTAGTAGCATCAGTGGAAAGACCTTCACTAATATTTATATCGTTATCTATTGTATCTATTAAAAATTGAGCAACAGTGTGACCATCATAATTTTTTTTATCATCTACAACTACAGGATATGATTCTTTACCTGTAATTAAAGTTCTAACATCTAAAGCATTGATAGAGAAATCGGCATCTTTAGCAGTATAACCTTTAATATAACCTCTAAACAAAGGATATGAATCCTCAGAACCATAATTTAAATAAAATTCAACTCTTTTATTAAATAGAGATATACCTTCTAAATCAGGTTCACTAAATTTAGAAAATAAGGTCGATAATTTATTACCACCGGTATCATTATAATTTGTAGAGATTAAAGAGTTTACAACTCTTCCATCAATTAATAATTTAGGATTACAAAATATATTTTGGTTCATCTATTATTTCACCACCTAAAGACATTAAAACTCCGTCACCTATAACTGTACCGGTACTTCCTGAAAATTCTGATACATATTCAATTTGCATAGTTATACCAAATTTAGGATGTTGCCTTCCTGCAGGGTAATCTTCAGACATATCAGTTATTACTCCATAAAATCTTATGTATTCACCACTATCTCTCGCTCTTTGTACATCTAGATACACTGGTGTACCTTCTCTTTGATATATATTTAATAATTTTTTCTGTGTAGTATATTCACCATTCAATTCAACACCACCAAATGTAACTTGGCCACCAGCAGCGCCTATCTTTCTGACTTCAGACCTACCTAATCTGTCAGTTATTTTTATATATTTACCCGACCTATTCCAAGATATACTTTGAGCTATACCTATATCATTTAATGATTTATGGTGTGGGTCTATAACTTTAACAACTGCAGAGTGTGTATTACTAGCTGGTACTACATTAACACATTTAAATGAAGCATTATGGTCAGGAGTGTCTCCTTGACAGGCCATACCAAATAATAAACCATACATACTTTCTGTCCATAAATTGTCTGGGTCTTTATTTGTAATAAATACATGTGCGTTATCACTATGGGTAGCAGCACTAGTACTATTATATGCTCTTGTTACAGTTAAATTGTTAGAAGATACTGAAGTAATATACATTTCTTCATTATCAATTATTATAACTTCTTTGGCATTAAAACCTCGTCCACTGTCTACAGGTATTGTAGTTGTAGAATTGTTAATATCTGAGGTTAGTAAATTAGGGGAATTGTTATCAGTCGGATTTGTCGCTATTACATTAGATGTACCTGCAACAGGTTTATTCACAGTTGTAGGTCCTGCCCAAGGTAAATCTGTAGATATGGTTTTAACCCAATCATCTGGCATATCGAAAGATATAAGTCCAGAAGTTCTTAATGAGCTGTTTTCACCACCCGTAGCAGTATGGTCTACAAAAGATAAAGGCTTCCATATAACTGTACTCCCATGTTTAGTAGCTTTTGCAGTATACCAAGCAGTTAATTTTAATTTTACACCGTCATATATAGTAGCCGAATCGAGAGCATTTGAAGCCCTTTTAAATGTATTTTCCATGCGGAAAAATAACTTATTGAATTTATCAGTCTTACAAGTTAATAAATAATTAGTAGGTCTTGATGTTTCACCTTGAAGCATATATGTAAGCTGTGTTTGATTTTTATAATCAGTACCAGTATGCCCTGTACCTCCAAAAATTAATGCAGGGTCTCCTTTATCATCATTGATATTACTGAAACCACTATAATTAATTTGATACTGTGACTGTCTTTCTGTCCATACTTCTGAACCCGCTGTACCTGCATTATCTCCCTCACTATTATTAGCATACATCAACAAACCTCGTGATTTAAGAGATGATGGCATATTCCTATCGTCAAAATATGTAGCCCTATCCCAATGTTCTACAAAAGATTTATCAATACTATCACCACTCTTACCATTATTTTGTAATATATAAATAGTAGTATTATCATTATGTGTAGCAGCTGTGGTACTTTGATACGCCCTTACAACCGTTAAAGTATCAGTAGAAATGCTCTGTACTAGCATAAACTCACTATCTATAGCAATTACGTCT